TCCTAATAGTGTAAGGTCATTAGGTTTTGTTCTTGGATTTCTTCTTACAGCTATTGCTAATTCATATCTTGTATTTGATACTTCAGATAAATCACGAATTAAATCATGAACAGTTCCTAACGTAGAACTTTCTGAAAGTAAATCTGAAAGATTGTCAGTATCATATCCGTCTTCCAATATTTTATCATTTAACTTTAATTCTTCAAGAAATTCATCTTTAGTAAGTATTTTATTATTTTGTAAAATTCTTATTTGTTTTTCTTTTGGTAAATTAGATATAATAGTTTCTCTTTCTGCATGAGGTAAATTTACTTGCCCTCTTAAAATCATATTATTTTGTTTATCAAATAGTGTAGGCAGTAATCTAGTTTTTTTATTTTCTCCTAAACTACTTTTTAAAGATTGTATTATATAACCTTGACCACTATATCTACCAGATTCTCCACCTAATTCTGTTTTAAATCTATTTGTTGTACCTCTTCTATTAGTAAAAATATTATCTATATATTCTTTTGCTAAGTATTTTTGGACTTGATTCATACTGTAATCAGATGGGTCTGCTGCTTCATTCATTTTTAAATAATGCATAAGCGTACTAAGATTACCTAAAGCACCCTCACTAGCATCATGAGGTATATCACCATCCATTAATTTTTCTTGCATAAATGCATTCATCTTAATTGGGTCTGCCAGAATATCTTTCATCTTACGTAAATTGTCTGATAATTCTGGATTAATTTCATTAAATGCTTTTTCACTTTCAGAATTGTTGTAAAAATTATAATCAGCTGGAGATTCTACTCCTGATAATTTATCAGAATCTTTTTCAGGTCTTAAGCCTAATCCATCTATATCTATTTTTCTAATAATATTATTTCTGTCTTTTATTTTATGATTAGATAAATCATCCCATCTTACACCTTTTATTAAAGTTTCATCTCCACCATCATATGCTTTAGCACCTGATTTTGTAATAAGTATATCAACATCTCTATTTGTTTTAAAAAACCCTTCTAAGGATGGGTCATATACAAGTAGTGTTTTACCATATAATAATGTTTTACCTTCTCCTTGAGAGGATATTACAGGTTTAATTGGATTCATTGAATTAGGATTGTGACCTAAATACGTATGGTATTCCATCATAGCTTCTTTAGATACAAATGATATACTATCAAATCCAGAAACATCTGAATGAGCTAATCCAAGATTTTCTAAAGAAAAATTACCTATTTCATCTGGAAACTCGTCTTGTAAATCTTTTACGATTTGAGACATTGTTTCTTTATCGTCATCCCAAATTGCAATATTGTGAGATTTTTTTCTAAGTCTTTTCTTAATTAATTCAGATGGAGCATCTACCTCACCTTTAGTAGTTAGAGTTGTTCTTGCTTGTAATACAGACCTTAAATAAATATCTGTTGGTCTTACAAAATTCTTTGTAGTTACTAACTTAATTCTTTTAATATATTTACCAACTTCTTTTGGACTTGTTTCATCTAATACTCTATAAAATAAATCATTAGTTTTACTTTTAAATGACACTTCAAATACTAAAAATCTAGCTGCTAATTCTACTTTATTATCATCATAGAAATTTTTATCTTCTGTTTTATCAAACTCATTTTTTATACTATCTAATACTTTTTTAGTATTAATACTTACCTTACCAGAATGTTCATCATAAAATCTATTAAAATCATCTACTATTTTTCTAGCATCCACAGTCCTAATAGCAATACTATCCATACCATCAAATATATCTAACTTCTTAATACCAATTTCATTTGGAGCTATTCCATTGTCATCTAATATTATATCTCCATCACCTCGTTTTACTTTATTATAATCAAAACTTAATCCAGCTTTATGCTGTCCAAATGTTAATCCTGCTAAAGTAGTTTGAACATTATTACGTACTCTTAATATTTTATCACGAAGATTATCAGGAACTTCTTTTGTTTGTAATATGTTATAAGTTCTTTCAACCATAACTCCTGATTGGTCAGTTTCTTTTAACAATACATTGTTATCAAAAAATGAATATTGTATTCCTAAATTGTTTAAATAACGATGAACTGGATTGTTTTGTATAATTTGTTTTTGGTCTTCAAATAAAATATTACCATCAACATAACTAATTTTTGGAACAGTTACTTTATCTTTTGCTCCAAATACAACTTGATTTATATCTTGTATTATTTTGCTTTTTTGTTCTTTATTTAAATCTTTAAAATCTGTTCCTTTTGAAACAATAGAACTTGCTACTCGTTTAATTGTTGTTTGAGTAATATTACCATCTTTATCAAGTATTAATTTGTCAAATGTTTCTCTCAGACTTTCTGAATCTCTGCCAGAATAGTTTACATTTTCAAACTTATTAGTTTTTGTATTCAATACTTTAAAACTATATCTTTTGTAAAAACCATCTAATCCTAATGATGGATTTTTAATTACATCACTAGCATCGCCAACATACAATCTATCTAATGCTTCTTTTTTTCTTTTTATTATTTGATTCTGTACAAAAGCATCGGTAAAACCTTTTTTGTCTATAAATTTTTGAATGTCTCGCATTCCTTCTTCAAATTGAAGAATGTTTGTATCATCTGCTACAAGGTTTAAAGAACCATCTGTATTTCTTTTTATAATACCTTGTCTTTTTAACATACTTAATATATTTGATTGAGCTTCATCTCCGTAATTTTGTAAGTATTCTTTCATTTGATTACGAACATTATCTAAAGATGTATTTCTCATTACATCAAATAATTCTGTTAATTTAATATTTTGTTCTAATTTATTTTCACCAGAATAAATCGAATCAAATCTATCTTGTAATAGTAAAGCAGTTTCTTCTTTTACTAATATAGGTTCATTAACTACTTGAACTAATCCATCTGATTCGTCATTTAAATTATCTAATTTTTGATTATACTTGTCTTCTAATTTTGGATTACTAGGTATATATAATTTAACTAATTGAAAACCTCTAATACCTTTGTCTGACATAAGTCCAGGTCTACTAAATAGTTCAATACCAGATTGCTCTATAACAAAAGCAACATCAGCATTACTTATAATAGAATTATTTAATCTTGTTCTATTAATATCTGCAACTACCATATCATACATAAATTGCAAATTAGGTCTATTAAAAGTATCTACATTAAAACCTAATTTATCTAAATGATATTTAAGACTTTTTATTTTATCAGGGTCTATTTTAGTATTACCTGATGCAGTTTCTGTAATGTTATATTTACCCATTGCTCTAATAATACCATGAATCTTACCTAATTCTAATGCTTTTGCTTCATCTGTTGATTGTACTTTAGAGTAATCATCTATGATTTCTCCATTATGTAATATTCCTACATCACTTAAAAAACTTTCTAGTTTATCATCTGTTCTATTAAGGTCAAATATATCCATGATTTTTTTAGTAGTATTATTACCTTTATTTTTAATCATAGGTATGATATATGATTCTACATCTGTAAATGTAAATTCTTTTCTACCATCAAAATTTTTATTAGAATCGTTTATTGACCTTTCAGAATCTCTTACAATATTATAAACACTTTCTAAACTTTCTTCAGATACAATAGTTTTAACTGTTTCTTTGTGAGTTTTTGCATTGCCCAATCCTTTTGCTACTTCAGCGACCATTTCTAAACTATCAAACATATCTAGCAATTCTTGCTCTGCTTCTTGACCTTGCTTACCATTTAACCATTCTTTAAAGTCGCCATTACGAGCTTTTTTTAATAAGTCTGGAGATGCTTTAAAATCCTTACCTACAATAAGTACAGTTTTATCACCTCTCTTACCAGATTGAATTTGAAAATCATCTAAATTAGCAGCGTTAATATTCTCTAATACGCCTGTTATATTTTGTTCTATACCTTTTGTTGATTCAATAACCCTATCTTCAAATGCTTTATTAATATCTTCAGCAGTTTTAAAACCTTGTCTATCTAATATATTAACTATTTCATCTGCTTGAGTTTTAGATATTTGAGCAGCTTGTTTTACATGCTTAAAATCTTCACCTAGTAATTGATAAAGAGCTTCTAATTTTCCATTTGTTGGGTCTACACCCATATTTGGAATTGTTTCTAAATCTAAAAATGTTTGTTCATCTGGCCCTAATATATCATTAGTAATTGTAATGTCATCATCACTAACTATTCTTTGTTCTTTTAAATATGATGTTAATTCTGGATTGTCTCTTACTATGCCAACACCAAATCGTTCATTACCTTTTGAAAACGAATTTGCAAATGAAGTATTCTGAACTGGAACTCCAAACTCTTCTAAACCATTTCTAAGTTTTTCTATTTTGCCACCAATATCTAATTTGCCAACTCCTCTCCTTTGAGTAAAGGCACCTATTAATAATGTAGAAATATAATCTGTAGGGTCACCTATAGTTTCACCTTCTGTTTCAATAAGAGAACGAACAAGTTGAGTACCACCCATAGCTGCTCCACCCATTGCCATTTTAGGCCATATAGCTTTATAATTTGCCCATGCTTCTTTACCAGATTCTTTTATAATAGCACTAGAATATTCTCTATTAGAACTCATTAACCATTTGGATGCTTCTTTTTCTGCATTTTCTCCAAAATCTCTTCTTAATTCTCTTTCAACATTCTTATAAGCAAGTTCTTGGTTTCCTGACCTTTTAAGATTAATATATTTACCATCTTTAGTTAACCTAGTAGAAAAACCATTATCTGCATTTCTATCTGCTCTTCTAACTAATTGTTTACTAAGATACGTTAAGTCTTTATTCTTATATGTATTTTTGCCAAGATATCCTTTAACTCCAGATATGAAATCTTTTCTTGATTCAGACATTTTAGCCAATGGTTTAAAAGGAGCAGTAGCAACATTCATTGCAGTACCAGCTGCAAATCCATAAAGTGCTTCAAATCCGACTCTTCCCCAATCGTATTCAGTAGGAGCTAATGGGTCTTTACCTTCTTTAACTTTTTCTTTTGCTTGTAAACTTAAATCAAGCATTACATCAGCTCCAGCGAAAACAGTTGCATCTAGTATTAATTCTGGAAGTATTCTACCCATTGTACTTTGAGTTCCATATGTTACCCTTGCTAAGTCTTGCAATGTATTAATTGGTACTCCTTTTTCCATAGCTGCTTTTTTCATATTATGAATGATTGTTGCTTGGTCTTTTGTTATTCTACCAGAAGACATCCCTTTAGCTATGTAATCATTTATATTTTTACCAAATGATTGTCTAAATAATTTATCTGTAGTTTCACTTTTAGATAAAAATTTTGTAGATTCACCTTTTAGTTTATTACTAAAATCAGTTACTATTTTTTTATCTAATCCTTTTGCTCCTTGAACTTTTGAAGCTCGTTTAGTTGCAGATTTTAAAGTTTGTTTTCCAAATCTATTTATAAAAAATTGAGGTACACCTAATTTAGTAGCAGCTTTTAAACCTAATTTCATTGGTGCTCCGTATAAATAACCTAAACCAGTTCCTAATCCACCTGAAACTTTAGCCAATGTACTTTCTTCTCTAAATTGTTCAGCTAAGTCTTCTGCTCCTAAATCAAAGCCTAAGTATCTCTCAGCACCTGCTTCTGCTAAACTAGGAAGACCAAGTAATGCAGAATCTCCAAACTGATATAAACCAGAATATAATGATTTACCTGCATTTTTTAATAATCCTAATGCATCTCCTTCTTCAGCTCTTGGTTGTAATGGTTCTTGGTTAAATAACGGAGAGTTTGCAAACTTATCTATAGGTTCACTTTTTTCATCTAAATTATATGCATTTATAAATTTAGGATTTTGTGAGTTTTGTTGCTCTTCTCTTCTTATTCTTTCTAGAGCTTTTTTTACTGCTTCACTAGGCATATTAGTTATCTATCTCTTCTTCTGAAAAACCTTCTTCTAATAGTTTTTGTCTTTGGTCGTAAGATATAAAATCTAAACCTTTACGTTCTGCTACTTCTCTTGCTAATTCATTTATTTCTTTATTAACATCATTCCTAGCTATGTTATCAATAGCTTCTTGTATTTCACCAGTAAATATACTATTATCAATTCTTTGTTTTTCATTTTGTATTTGTTGAACAGCTAATAAATTTTTTCTTAATCCATCTGAATCAATACCTAGATTAGCAGCTAATTGCAATAAATCAGAATCGTTTGCGATAGAACCAGATATATTATCTAAAGCATCCATAATAAATTTATTATCTTTTAAACCTTTTGAAGTTAAGAGTTCAGAACTGTGTATACCGACTAATAAAGCATCTCCATATTTACTATTTTTCCCAATTAATTTATTTAAATATTTTTTTTCATCTCCTTCTACTGTTTGTAAAATATTATCTCTTACTTTGTCTATTTCAAAATCTTGATTAGCTAAAGATGTTTGTATTTTTGAAAAAACTACAGATGGTATAATTTTTTGTTGTTGAAAATTATTTATTATATTTTCAGTTTTATTAAAGTAATCAGACTCAACAACAAATTTATATTCATCAAATGCTTTTTCTGCTTTTTCAGATATTGCAACTTCTGTTTGTAATTTTTCTTGTTTTAAATCTTCTTCTAATATTTGTATACTTAATTCTCTTTTTTTATCAACTTCACCAGAAACTACTGCTTTATTTAATTCATCTATTTCTACATTTAATTTTCTTTCTTGAAGATTTCGTATTCTTAAATTTTGTTCTTGTTCTTGAATACTTGCTTTTTCAGCTGCTGTTGCTCTTCTTTCTTGAGCATCTCTTAATGACATAGTTTGAGATTGAAAAGCAGCTTCTCTTTCTTCTTGTTGAAGTCTTCTACCCATATCAAGCATTGCTAAAGACTTATCTATTTTTTGACGTTCTCGTTCTTGTTTATATTTAAGTATTGCGTTTAATGATTGTAATGCTTGAGACATATCTTATCCAATGATTCCAAAGTATTTAGTATTTGCTTGTTGTCCTGCTAATCGTTTTTGCATTTCTAATTGTTGTCTTTGTGATTGCATTTCAAATTTTTGTTGTTCAAAGTTAGATAAAACATCTGCAAGGCTTTTACCTAAAGATATATCTAAGTCTTCTACTTTACTTGTAAAACCTTTTCTTATATCTTTTGTTCTATCCATATCTATAGATTGACCTGCGAATCCAGATGCCTCACTAATTTGTTGTTGAGATTTTCTAGTTTGTTCTAATGCTCTTTGTCCAGATTCAGAAAGTTTTTCAGAAGACCTTCTTGCTTCTAATGTAGGCAATTGTAAACTAGATTGAAGTGATTGATTTAATGATTGCTCTGCTTGCCCTAAAGAAGATAAAGCATCTTTATAAAAACCCATTTGAGTTCTACCTTGTTCTCTAGCACTTCTAGCTCTTCCGTATTCTTGACTAGCTGATAATGCAAATGAAAGTGTAGCTAATAAACTCATATTAATCCTTAACTATATAAATCTAAAATATTTTGTGGAATATCAATATCTTCAGCTTCTCCAAATAATTCAGGGTTCGGTTGAGTTTCTTGATTTACTTGCATAGTAGATGGTTTCATAATGAATTTACCTAGTTTATTCATATTAATTGTTCCATAACCTTCTTGCATTGATGGTAATGTAGGTGTAGGTCTATCCATTAATGATTCACCTTCTGTCATATCTAATAAATTCTTAGCAAGTTTTTTTGAAAATATTTCATCACCCCTAGCAGATACATCATACTGACTACCTATAGATTTATCTCCTAAAAAGTATTCTTCCTTACCAGTTAAATAAGATGTTAAAGAACCTTTTTTACCTTTTAATACATCAGACAAACTTGTCTTTTCCATTCTAAAATCTTTTCTTAAATCAGATGGTAATGCTTCTTTAAATCTTTCTACACCTTGAGCAGTTTCTCTTTTTTGTTGTATACCACCCGATATTGTTTCAGCTAATTCTAATCCAGAATAAGCAAAATTATACATACTTTCTTTTTGTTGTTGTTTAATATCAAACATTTTAGATGACTCTTGAGCTGATAATAAAGAACTACTAACGTCTGCTAATGATGACATCATTCCTCTTTGAGCAGATGATTGAGACCTAATCGCTGATTTTATTTGCTTTGCTGTTGCCATATCTACTATATACTTTTACTATTTAATTTAATAAACAAATTGTTCTGTTCCAATATGATATTATGAATAATCACTAGACTCTGCTATTCGTTGAATTGTTGCATAAACATGGACTGTCGAACCAGTATTATTATTCCAAGTTATTCCAACTCCAGTAACTACTGCTATAGTTCCAAAATCTGAACCACTACCAAAATCTGTTATTTTTGCTAAATCTGCTATTTTATATGTTCCACTATTTAATCTTATTGCGTATACTGAATTTATTAACTCATTTCCACCAGTATAAGCTCCAACTATAACTCTATATGTAGTACCAACTGTATTTTCTAAACTAGCACTTGCTAATAAAGTAACTGTAGTTCCATTAGTTACATTAAGTTGTTTAAAAGTATAAGTAAAGTTTCTCATTAACTTTTGAGTATCTATTGCTTCAAATTTTGTGTACTCACCAGTTGTGCTATTTCCTAAAGTTTCACCAGCTTCTATTGTTCCCTTATCCATAACAATTGGAGCATTACTATCTCTCCAAAGTGTTCCAGTTTCAAAAATTCCATGAACTTTTACACGATTATTAGAAGTATGTGGAGTAATAGAAGAAGCGACTCCTATATCAATAGGTCCTGTAGCTCTCATTAATAATCCTGTAGCATTACCATTGTTAGCATTTTCTGCTCTAATTCTTATATTATTTTCACTTCTTATATCAACTCCATAGTCTGCTCCTTTAGAAGCTATATTATCGCATTCTATTAATATTCTATTATAACCTGAACTAGCTCCACCTGAATCTGTTTTTAAATGCAATCCTGTAAAAGAAGAACCATGATTATTTGTATTTGTAATTAATATTTTATTAGCATTACCACCAGTTGCGGCTATATTCATATTTGCAGAACCAACAACAGTATAATCAGAAGCAATAGTTCCAACATATTCTCTTAAAGTATCTACAGTCATATTATTAGCATCAATATCTAAATCACCTGTTGGTGCAATATCTATATCGTTTCCAGATGTTAAAGTAATTTTATTAACTCCAGTTGTGGTAAGATTTATAGGATTTGCTCCACTAACTGCAAAAGCACCATCAGTAGTATTAATTGTAACTTGGTCTAAAGTAGTTGCTCCATCTACATCTAAAGTACCTACATTAGTTATATTATTACTTCCAAATGATTGATTGCCTGTGTATGCAACACTACCATCTTTTTTAATAAATTCACCATGATTATGAGAACCTACTCCTCCACCTCCACTAGATACAGTCCTAGTTACATCTCTAGTTTCAGGCATATCGCCTTGCGAACCTACTGCTACCCAACTTCCATTCTGTTTTACATACTGAACTAATCCAGAATCTTCTACTTGTCTATATGCTATGTCACCTTCATTACCTTGATTGCTATCAGGTTTACCACTACCAAATGTAGGTTGTTTAGACTTTTGATGTAGTAATTGTCGTTCTTCTCTAGTTAATCCCATTACTTAACATTCTTTAATCTATATACAATTGTTATATCATTTATTTCAAATCCAGATGGTACAGTTCCATCTGTTGCAAATCTTAATTGAAAAGATTTTATATTATTAGATTCAGTTGAATTGTCTGGTTTTAATTCAGCTACTTGCCAACCACTAGCGTTTGCTAATTCATTACTTGTAAAATTATCACCATTAGCAAAATCATATGGAAATGTAGTTCCTCCATTAACATCATAATCAACTTGCACATTAGTTGTAGCTCCTGATTTATAAGTTACATATACTTTATAAACTTTTTTTCTTACAGCTGGTTGTCCAAAATCAATGTCTGAAGTTATGTATTCAAACCCAGTTGATGATTGAGCAGATGTTTGCCAAGTTTTTCTAACAGTTGTTGTGTTGTCTATATAAAATAAATTTTGGTCTCCATCTAATGCAAAGTTTGTCATTGCCGTTGATTCTGTTATTTTTCCAATTCCAGTTGTCCATGCTTGTAAAACAAAATCATATAAATATATATCATTGTTTTCATTTTTAATTATTAGGTGTTTCTTTTTAGGAACATATCCTATCATTGCACTACTCATATCTAAATCATCAGTTCCATATTTTACAAATAAAGACCAATCTTCTTCACTTATAGACCTAATTTTTTGTTTTTCAAGTAAGTCTATTACGTTTCTACCATTATATAAATAACAACCATGGTCATTAAACCAAGCAACTCCCATATCTGTTCTTACAACATGATAATCAAATGCGCATCCTTTATTTCTAAATGTATCTTCTAAAAAGTCTACACTTTCTGAAACATTAATTATATATAAACTATGTTGTTTGAATTGAAGTATTCTATCTGCATATGCTTCTAATTTAACAATACTTTCTCCATCTCTTATTACTACATCTACTGAACCCATTCCTTCTGGAAATGTATCAAATCTATTTACCTGACTTTTAATAATTCTATCAGGATGTGTTTTACCATCAGGTCTTTTAATATTACCTATATATACTCTTCTACCATGTACTACAGCAGTTTTATATTTAGCATCTAATGATTTTACTTCTGTAGAAAAACCATTTATAGTTTTAAATGTATCTATTGTATTTGCAGTTTCTGGAGATATTGCTTTTATTAAGGCAGTTTTACTTAATATTGGAGCAGTAGTATCTGTTGTATTAGTCATTGTATATGAAAGAGTATCTGCTTCTGGTAAAAATTTAAATCCTTTATCAACAAAATCTAATTCACCAATAAGAAAGTAATTATCATTCTCTTCTTTTTTGTAATATAATCTAGAACCACTTATTCTTTTATTTAAACCATATGCGCTTGCATCTGTATTATGACTACATATATATGTATCAAAATTAAATAATACAGACGAACCTACTACATTAATAGCATTAACATCATCAGGTGTTCCATCACTACTAATATTATTAAATTTAAATGGTAATGATTCCTGTTTATTTTCTACATCATATACATATGTATGATGAAATTCATAACTAGTTGGAGTAAAAGCAGTAAGAGATTGAAAAGTCGCTAATACGACTGCACTTATATAATAATCCATTTTATGAGCAGCTCCACCAGATGATGCATTGTCATAAACAAGTAAACTTATTGCTTGAACATCACTTGAAAATGGAAAATTATCACTACCTTGACTAATATTATCTGATGCACAAACTAGTAAATTCCACATATCAGGTTTTAATTGTTGCTTGCTAAATCTCCAAATAACACTACCTCCACTAGATGGAGTAATTGTTATAGCAATACTTTCTAATTTATCAAAACCATCAGCATCATCTTGAATATACATTGATAATATAAAACAATCATTTTCTCCAGATTGAACAGCTAATCCACTCCATTGTATTCTAGCATTATCTTCAGATGCATTTGAACCTACTATTTTAGTAGTATTTAAACCCATACAAGGATATATATCAGTAGAGTTTCCTAAAGGATTAGTTACTCTTAAGTATGAATCAATATCTAAATGAGTTTGAGCTATTATTTCATTAAATTGAACGCCAACTCTAAGATTAACTGCGCTATGGTCTACTACATCGCCACTTCCACCATCATTTATAACATTGCCTTTATACTCAGCGTTGTCAGAAAATATTCCATCGCTATCAGTTCCTACAATTGGAGTCGATATTAAACAATGACCTGATGTTGGAGTTGTTAGTGATTGTTCTACGTTATACCATCCAATATCAGCATCAGTTGGATGAGATATTGCATTTAATCCATTAAATTTTTGACCAGATATATATCCAAACCATTGACTATTTTGTACTAAAGCTATATCAGAAACTCTTACAACTCCATCAGCAGTATAATAAATTGGAATTGTATTACCACCCATATTTATTTTAGCAGTATCCCACCCTTCACTATCTTTTACATCTATACTGTCTCCACCATCATCATATAAAAATATAAGTGTTTCATCTGCAACTCCTCCATCTAATTGTCTATCGCTAGACATAGTAAACAAACCTCTATTTTTAATAATAGCAACTGTATTAGAATCATTAACTCCACTGTCTACACTACCTAGTGTCTTTATTTTGCCAACAGAATCTATTGCAACATCTTTTAAAGAAGCAGATTCATCATCTCTTATATCTCTAGGGTCAGAATTACTATTAAGTCCTCCATGAAAACTTTCTATTTTAAAAGTTTGTTTAGGCACTATCTGCCTCTAGAGTCTTCGTATTCTATATCTTCTACTATATATCTTTGAGCATTTTCAGGAAGTTCGCAAACAGCACAATCTTCTTCACTAAAGTCTGTACCATTAACATATGCTATTTCATCATGTTTAAAAACATCTAATCTAAGACCGCCTTCTTTTCCAGATATGCGACCTCCACCTCTTGCTATTTCCTGTAAGGTATCATCCTGTTTAGTAACGCTTTTCTTTTCTTGCATCCTCCACACTCCTTTATTTTTCCTCTAGTAACTACATTGATTGCTCTACCGACTGTGTCACCAAAGCCTGTATCGTCTGCAAATAAGTCTATATCTATTTTCATTAATATGAACTTCTGTTTTTAGCTAATCTTTTTTTCATTCTTGAGTTAGCAGCTATAGCTCTATCTTTTCCTCTTTTAGCACCTTCTTCTTTAACACTAGTATCTGGTTTTTGAGTCATTTTCTTTTTACCATAACTTGCACAATCGGACATAGATTTATAACCCATAGCTTTCCAACCTACTTTGCACTTTGCTTTACTTGGCATTACTTTCTTCCTTTCATTGCTTTTTGTATAGCTGCTGACCTTTTACTTTCATAAGAAGACATCTTCCCATCTTTATCTAAGTCACCAACTTTTTTCTTACCATATGACATACAATCACTCATGCTTTTGTATCCCATCTTTTTCCATCCCATTTTACATTTTTCTGCACTTGGCATCTTTTTTTTCCTTTTATTATATGTTCTGCGCATTCCACCAGTCTTTAAAGAACTACCACGACCTGTATCTTTACTAGATACATCTGCTAATCCTATAACGTCAGACATTATTTTCCTTTACTTATTTTTTTCTTAGCCATAGCTCTATTTCCATAAGCACCTACTAATCCTGCTCCAATTGCTCCTAAACCTGATTTAGTTGCTTTTGCACCGGCAGCTCCACCTGCTACATAACCTTTAATACCTGCTTTTGACATTCTTTCTTTTTCTGCACTAGTTAATTTACGACACGCTTTTGTTTTCATATCATAAACTTTTCCAAATCCACATCGTTTACTTTTTTTACCTTTTTTCATAATATATTCCTATTTCCAACTTATTCGTTTACTGCTCGTTTTCTTTTTCATTGCAGATGTACATTGAGCCATTGTAGGTCTACAAGCTGGGTATGATTTTCGTTTTTCACCTTTACGTCTTCCGCATGGTTTTCCAGTTTTACAATCTACCCAACCTTTACCTTGATTGCGAGAAAACCATTTTCTTAATCCTTCTTTAGCCATTACTTCTTTTTTCTATGAGGAATCATTTGTACTTTAAATGAAGCAGTAAGACTAGCACCTTTATGTGCTTTGTATCCACCTCTTGGATTTTTCATTAATTTTACACCTCTACCAGATTTCATCCAATGATAACCTTTTGGTGCTTTTACTTTTTTATTCATCACTTTTTACCTTTTTTACTAGAGTTACCCCAATTAGCTGCTCCAACTTTTCTGCATTTACTTAATGCTCCTGAAGCATATGCTGAAGGCCATACTTTGTATCTTGCTTTTACTTTAAAATAACACGCATCTTTTTTTGACATATTAACACTTCCATCTTCTTCTAGCTGCACAAATCCTTTTATCAGGAGTTTTTGAACAACTAATGTTATGCATTTTCATTTGACCTGCTGACCTACTGCAATAACTACTTCTTCGTTTTGCTGACTTACTACCAGCTTTTACTTTACCAGTTACTGCTGTCTTTAACTTAGAACCTGGGTTCATTCGTCTATAAGCTGCTACACCTGCTCGTGTCATTCCAGCTCCAGATTTAGTGGACCGAAAGTTCTTTTTATTTTTAGCAGGCATATTACCTTGTTTACGAGCCATTATAATCCCATTCGACTTTCTACTTTTTGTAGTCTTTCTTCTAGTTCACTTAGTTTATCTAAAACAAGTATCATTGTTTCATCAACTTCGATTACAGGTTCTTCTTTTTTCTTTTCTTTCTTAGCTTTTTGTGAAGGCATTATTTACCCCATACCATTCTAATTGCTACAGATAAGATGTCCATACATTCTTTTGCAATCTCTTGCTTTTCTTTTGCACTAAGTTTACCATCTTTCATAGCTTCATTATATCTTTCAGCTACTTCTTTAAATTCTTTTAAGATAGGTCTCCACTTTACAGCAACTACACTCATGTAACCACCAATTAAAATAGCAGCCAAATATGCTGCGTTACTTAACGATAACCATTCCATTATTTATTCTCCTTTAGTGTTTCTTTTATTTCTGCAATATCTTGCATAATTACATCAAGTTTATAAGCAATAAGTTCCCTATCGGCAATTACTTCTCTCTTATCTGCTTTTAATTCTAATTCTTCTTTTAATAAATCAACATCATATTTCATAAATCCAAATGCTAATGTTACAGAACAAATTAAAGCAATGATTGTTATAATGTTTTCTATTGATATATTTGTATTTAATTTCATTAGTGTTTTCCGTTTAATCTGCTTATAACTCCTTTGATTTCAGATACCTGATTATCTAAGTCGTTTATTTCTTTGGTTAAGTCATCAAATTTTCTATCTAATTTTTCATCAGACTTATTCCATCTATCTATTAATTTTATAACCATACCTTCCATATTTTCAAGTGTTTCACTCTGTCCCTTGTTTTCTATCTTTAGTTCTTCTATTGCGTTGGCTTGCTCGTTTCCTCTTTTGCTCATTGAGTATACTAAGTACACTAATAAAGCCCCTACGACACCTATCATACCCGCTTCGCTGTAAATCTCCATGAAGTTCATTATTATTCTTTTTCTTGTTTAATACACTTTTCGCAGACTCCAAGATATATTTCCCCTTTTGGTTTATTACAAAATATGCAATAATATGGGATTTTTTTCATCGGACTCTTCGTAGTTCCCTGTTAATAAAATAGTTATGATTAAAGTCATCTTCAGTTAAGATTACTTTCTTTTCCTTTTTTTCTTTCCCCAACTTAAAGGGTTTAAATTTAATTCTGTTTGATACCATTCTAATTGTTCTTGCATTTGTGTTATTTTTTTATCTTCTTCTTCTATGTGCTTACTTACAAGGTCTTCAATGTTGGTATCAGCAAGTTCAACTCTTCGTTCAAGTTCGCCAATTCTGTTTTCAATACGTAAGTATCCCATGACAATAATACTAACTCCGACAATAATTTGACCAAGCCACTTAATGTTAAGACTGATACGAAAGTTATCATCAATCTTTGCCATACCGACCGACCTGTACGTTTTCTCATCACTCATACCTCATATCCAACTATTGACCATCCACTATCACAAGCCATAAATATAAAGAGTAAAAAAAACAATCCCATAAAAATTATTATTTTCATTATGTCTGAATAATCTTTTTTCACAATACCATCCACCAAGCAGCTGCTACTTCAACAAATATATCTGATGCAGTATTAATTGCCCATCTTTGTTTTGTACCATATGTTTCTTCTGTACCTTCAACGTACACTTCAAATATTTCCCACGCAATACCTATTATAAGTACCCATAAGACCGCCCATAAATCTGATGCACCTAACCATTGTGCTACTTTTGCTATAAATAATCCAGCTGCTAAATGATAGGATGTCCACCCATCTAATGCTCCTGAACTAACTTGCCATGAATAAAATGTTGCTAAAGGATTTTTCATTTAATTAACACTTTCTGATTGTTTAATTCCTTGTCCATTATTAAACCAACTAACTTCTTTGTTTTCATCTTGCATTAACATTTTAGTATATAATAAATCTAAATGTTTAATAAGCATTGCTACTTCTGGCATATGTATAACCAATTCTTTTTTAGAAGAAGGTTGTTCTTCTTTTTTTTCAAGATTATTTTGTTTGCTATATATTTCTGCTAATGTCATTTCTTTATATGTTTTGCACCAAAGTTTTCTACAATTCTTGATAACAATTCTGCTTTAGTTTCGCTATCACTATACGTAATACTTCTCATATCGTACCACGCTTTTATTTCTGCTTTAGTATTTGATTCATCAGGAAACTCAGATTGTAACGTAGCAATACCACCTATTATTTGATGTTTACCTACTATTATTCTTCCGTGACTATATTCGCAATTATCTTCACATTTAGATACGTAGTATTCCTCTATATTTTTAAAACTATCAGAACGCTTTACAACCTCACCATCAATCTCAACAAAGTAATCATAGCCACTAGAAGGGTAAGTCAAAGTCTCGACAGTCCCATCAGCATACGTTTTAGTACGTACAGCATTAGGAGTCGTGTTACGATGTAACCTAATTCGATGACCTTGACTACACTTCCTTATAATCATAACCTACTCTTCAGATTCCTCTGCTTCAGGTTTTTCTTCAAGAGCTTCTCGAAGTTTACTTATGAACGCATCCTTACCAACACTTAACTGGTCTAAGTTAAACTGCATTGAGTTCATCTTATTCTGTAAGTCATTAATGTGGTTAAGCAATGCTTTTTGTTCATCTGTCATATCCTCGATTACGTACTCTTTGTCATCGAAAGTTAAAACAGGCTTTTGTTCTTTTTCTTTTTTAGCCATTATTTAGCTCCTTTGTTTGTTAGTTAAAATCTACTTTGATTCTAATTCTTTTACTCTTGCAGATAACTCTTGAACTGCCTTTACTAAGATTGGAATTAAATTGCCACTTGCAACTGTTTGTGTGCCATCATCTTTTAATTTCCACATTTTAAAACCATCTTTTAATTCATCGTGATTATCTATTACTTCTTTAACTTCTTGAGCAATAAATCCGTGTAGTTGTTCACCATATTCAGTTCCTAATACTGGCTCATCTGAGTCTTTATATTGTGGCAAATCTTTTTGCACATCTTTAGCTTTTTTCCAATTATAAGTAACTGGTCTTAAATCGTTTATTACATTTAATCCAGCAGAAGATGATTCAATATTTTCTTTTAATCTTTCATCTGAACTAGCTGCTGCCCAACTTTCATCTGAACCATCTAATCCCAATGATGCTGTATTAGCACCAATACCAACAGTTATTGTATTGTCACCAGTACAAGCAACACTTGTACCAATAGCTATTTGACCAGTTGCTCCACTAGCACTTACATTAGCACCTTTTCCAATTGTTGTATTACTTGAACCAGTTGTTAAAGTGCTTGATGCCTCGTGTCCAAGTACTACATTTCCATCTCCTGTAGTAATGTTTGTTCCTGCAGAATAACCAATTATTACTGAATCTTCTGCTGAACTAGCAGTATCAAAAGCTACAGTTCCTATTGCTACATTATTAGAATGAGTTACACTTTTTCCAGTTTGATACCCTAAAAAAGTATTGTTATTACCAGTTGAAAGTGTTTGCCCAACTTGATACCCAATTGCTGTGTTACCAGAACCTGAAGTCAAAGCACCAAGTGCAGAGTGACCTATTGCTATTATACCAGTAGTTGCATTACCAGCAGTAGCATCTAAAGCATAAGAGCCAATCGCAATATTTTCAGTAAACTCAGCAGTTCCCCCAGTTCCAGCTCCACGACCAATGATAACATTATCAGTTGAATTTGCATTATTAATTCCTCTTGATGCTTCATTTCCAATAATAACATTGTTACCTGAACTTGAATTATTAGATGCATCAAAAGCCGCCGAACCAATTATAACATTATTACTTGATGAATCTACATACCCAGCAAGATACCCAATATTAACACTACCTGAACCAGATGTTTGTTGCATTCCTGCACTAAGTCCGATTGCTACATTAGCTGAACCACTACTTAAATCACGAAATGAGTCTTTACCTATTGCAACATTTGAGTCTCCACTAGTTAAAGCACTTAAAGCATTATGACCAACTGCTGTATTATATCTAGCATCGTCTAATGCCCCATCCATTGTATAATTACCAATAGCAACATTACCTCTTGTTCTATCAGAATTTCCCCAAGTTCCACCGCCTGAGTTATAGCCTACAAATATATTATCATAAGAGTCTAAAGAATTACTACCAGCATCTGTATCATTCATTGCTTGAGAACCAATAGCAATATTCCTAGCACCAGTTGTGTGAGTTGCTCCTGCTCTAAATCCTAAATATGTGTTATGTTGTGCTGTTGTTGATGCATTACCCGCATTAGAACCGACTGCAACATTCCCACTATCTCCATCAACATTTTGATTTTGCAATGCTTGATATCCAACTGCAACCGAGCCAAGTCCTGCATCTTCAGTAGTTAAAGCGTTGTATCCTACTGCAGTATTAGCATATCCTGTAGTTAAAGCATCTCCTGTATTAGAACCTATAAGCACACTCGTATGTCCAGTAGTTATAGACGCACCTGCAGAAAATCCTAATGCTACAACATCATCACCTTGAGTTAGAGAAGTTAAAGCTGCCCACCCAAGAGCAATGTTTCTTAATGCTCCATTCATAGAAGCATCCATAGTATAGTTACCAATACCAATATTATTAGTTGAGGCTACGTCTGCCCAAGTTCCTCCACCTGCATCATAACCTATGAACATATTATCATTAGAACCTAGAGAGTTTGAACCAGCATCAGTATCATCCATCGCATGGTTACCGATAGCCATATTTCTAGCACCAGTTGTGTGAACTTTTATAGCATGATGACCAATTGCAATATTATTCTCGCCAGTTGTTAAATACCTTAAACTTTCAGCACCAATTCCTATATTTTTATCAGAGGTTGTTAAAG